TCCACAGCCGACGGCTGGAAATGCTCGTTGAGATCCCAGGCAACACCCCAGTGGTCGGCGTACGGCGCATCAGACGCCGCCTTGACCACGAGCGTGTAGAGCGTCGGCACCGCACGCACCCAGCCCGAGGTGCCATTGGTGCGGGACATCACATCGAGCGACTTCCACTCCAGGATCAGCCGCCAATCCTCGTGGCCGAGTTGCACGACGTGGCCGAGCGTGGCTGTCAGAAAGTCCTCCATCCACACACTGACGTAGCTGTCCGCCGGAATCGGCGGCGAGACCGGCGCGCCCTTGGCATCGGACATCAGGTTCAGATTGCAGAACGGCGGCACGTCAGATGACACGTAGCGGTCCAAAAACCATTTCTGCTGATCGTCCAGCCGTCTCTTGAACAAGGCGCGCGGCAGCAGCCACGACGGCACGGTGTCCGGCGTCACAGTCGCGGCCCGCGCCAGCCCGCGCAGTGTCCAGGCGACGGCGCGAATGGCGTTGCCTAAGCTGAAATTGGCCCGCGCACCTGGTGATAGGCACACCACGTCATAGACGGCAGCGAATTGCATTTCCTCCAGTGCATACGGATCGCCAGTCAGCAGGAACGGCAGATAAGCAAGCGCCGGTTCGTGGGCTGGGTCCAGGGTTATCGGCGACGCCGGATTCTCAATCTGCGGATCGCCGCCACCGGTGCCGTACATCGTGGCATTCGGGTATTGCGTCCAATCCAGCGGGGCATTGGTGCGGTCATCGCGAAAGTGCCAGGTCAACGTCCCGCTGGCCTCAAGCTGCGCCAGCACCGAGGACCATGACACATCAGTCCCCTGGCATAGGAACTCAGCCTGCGCCTCGGTGAACAGGCCGATTTCATCGCGCTCGCCGGTCGAGGGGATGTAGGCCGTGAGACCAGCAAGACTCATCGGCCCGTCATATGTGCGCGGATTGGACAGCGGAATTGCCGGGCCGAACAGGCTCTCGGAGTAGTTCGGCAGCATATACCCTGCATAATTGGCGGCGGGATAGATGATCGGCCGCGGCGCGCTATGCCAACGCCAGCGGGCGTTCCAGTAGTGCGCCGGTGCCTGCACCACGGCGAGCGTGCTTGGGCCACGCATGATGGTCGCGGTGTAGGCGTCCATATTGGCCGGCACCGTGTCCCACAGGCCGCCGAGTTCAAACACCACCTCATCCCGCTGCACGGCGCCGCGGTCACGGCGGAAGAGCACGCGGAAGCCTGCCAGGTCGGGCAGTGTGCAGAGCACGCAGCGCTGGACGAATGCGCCGCCTGGCTCGTGGTAGTCGCCGAGGTCCACGCCCAGCACCTCGTCGTAGATGTAGGACGCGCCGCCGTAGTCGATCCGTACGCACAGCGGCGCCGTGTCGTCGTCCGGTGGTGGTGTTGGTTCTGGTGGCTCTGGCGCAAGTGGCGTGAGCGTGACGGTGGCTGAAACATCCAGCGGCTCGTAGCCGGGCAAGTTGGCCGTGACAGTCAGCGTGATCTCGTTGGTGATGGGATCAGGCACTGTGAATCTCCTTGCAATCTCACGCTGGATGTCTTACATGGTCGGACATGGAAGCACTCGCTCCGACAATCACCATCCGGCTACCGCCGGAGCTGCGCGTTCAGCTTGAGCATGCGGCGGCTAAGGTAGATCGGCCGCTGTCGTACATTGTGCGCAAAGCGCTTGCCGAGTGGCTACGACGCCACGGTGCGCCGCGTGACCGATGACGAGCGACAGGCGTTAGAGGATAAATTGCTGATGGCGCAGATAGACAAAACCAACCTGGACATGGCCCGCTTGCGTCAGGAGATGTGGTGGGCGCCATGGATCGCGCTGGCCGGCATCCTAACCGGCGTTGCTGCCATGGCCGGCATCATCCTGGCCGTGGCGCATGTCATTCACTGACTAAGCGAGGACGACGCCCCAGGGCTGAGGCGCCGCCCTCTAACCGCCACCGAGAAGGAACCTCGACCGCGGCTGCACCCAGACTAGCAGCCATCCACGAACCAGCGCGACGGCCCGCCCGTCCCCGCGCTGACTAATCCTGGGCACAACCGAGAAGGAACCTCGACATGAAGACCCTCGCACTCCTGGCCGCACTCCTGATGGGCACCGCGACGATCGCGGCCACCGCCCACGCCTACACGAGTTGCACGACGACCTGTTACGGCAACACCTGCACCCGCACCTGCTATTAACCCCAAGGGGCGCCGGTTCACGCTGGCGCCCCGCATTGGAGACTGACTAGATGATCATCCTTTTTTGCGCACTCGCCCCCCTAATCGTTTGGGGGCTGGCCAGCCTGACCGGTGCCATCATGGAAAAGCTCGGTTACTGACCGCCGATAGGCGGAAAGATGCGACCGTCGCGAGGTTGATCCGCCGTCTGCCCCAGCAGCCCCACCAGCGGTGCATAGCGGGCGGCCGTGACAGCCGATGGCGGTGGTCTGAATGGCGGTGGTGGTGCCGGCACCGTTCCCGGCTGCTGCACACGCTGGCCCAGGACGCCCATGGCCTCCCGCACCTTGTTGAGCCGCATATCCTCCATGGCGTTGCGCAGCGCATAGGACAGGCCAACCTGCATCGGCACGCCTGCAACCATACCCGCTGGGCCACCGACAACAGCAGAGCCAATACCCACTAGGCGGCTGCCCTGAGCGCGCATCCATTCCTGCATGAAGCCGGAATTGGCCGCCTGACGCATGCTGGCGATTTCATTATCGTTCCAGCCCTTGGTATTGCGCGAGTCGTTGAGGAAGGCGTTGACCCGAGAGGCAAGCAACGTCGAGCGGTTGGGGTTGCCCTCCGTGCTATCAATGAGGCCCTGCACTTCGCGTAGTCTCGATACAGCGGCGTAGCTCTTGAGCGAGTCCTGAAAGGCCGCAACACCCTGCGGGCTGCCGGTGTATTGGTCCGGCGGCACATTGCCGTAGCGGTCCCGGAAGTCCTGCAGGATGCCACGCATCTGCCGCACCTGGTTCGGATCACCACCAGAACCGGACTGCTCCGATATGGCGCGTTGTATCCTTTGATCGACCTCCTGGATGCTCTTGATGTTGTCCAGCGGCGCACTGGCCGCATTGCGCAGATCCCCGATCAGCTTGGCGACCGGCGGGGCTTCCGGGTTGACCGCCTTGCCCGCGGGCGAGGTCGTGGTGTGATCCTCAAGGCTTGCCAGCCAGTCGTTGGTGAATTTCGGTGCCAGGCGGAAATCCGACTGCTCGGCCATCTTGATCTGCGGCTTGTAGAACTCCATCCCGCCTTCCGGCGTATTGATCCGCTTGGCCTGCAGTGGCTCCCCGCCCGTGTACGGCTCGCGCCCGCCCAGATTGGGACCGGCGAACGGCGGCGCGCCGGACTGCAGCACGGGGGCAATTGTCAATCCAGCGTGGATATCCCTGGCCTTCTGCGGATCGCCGCCGCTGAGGATCTCGGAGAGCGCAGCGGTCGTGCCAGCACCTAGAGCAGAGAAATCCGCCAGCGCTGTGCTCCCCACATCGCCGCCAAATGCCGCCGCCTTGCCGAGCCAGCCTGAGTTCCGCAGGGCATCGCGCGCCGGTGCCGTCAGCAATGCCGGTGTGTTCTGATAAGCGTCGCTCGCCTCCGTGCCGACGCGGCCGGCGGCATTCTTTATCTCGTCCCAAATACCGCTCCGGGTATCGGACGGCACCACATGGTAGCTGTTCTTAAGGGGAGATGGTGGCTGCGGCGTCATCTCCGGGTAGGGCGGGGAGCCGCCGGGATCAGAGTAACCGGCACCAGGGTCGGTGGCACCGCTAGGACCGCCGGGCGCCACCATCACTGAACTGGCTGCCGGATCAAGCGCTTCGTCTGCCATCAGGGTTGCCCCTGTCGCTTAGGTGATTTCATCACATGGATAGACCCGTCGCTGAGATGGAACAGCGTGCCAGGCCGCACGTCGTTCTCCTGTGCCCACTTGGTGCGAGCCTTAACCCACGCGTCGCTATTGTCATTCCAATTCGCCGTCAGATCAGCCGGGGCACTTGGCACGAATGGCTTCTGTTTGGCATCGGCCGCATCGAAGGCGTCGCCGTAATTCTTGCCGCGGCTCATTTCCTTCTGCAAATCGGAAGCAAACCGCATCTTCGCGCGATACGCCTGCTGCAGATAACCAACCGCCGCAGCGCGTGTGTCAGGGTCCATCCAATCTGTCGGACCCAACCGCGCGACGAAATCAAGATCGCGGTCTGATAGCGTCCCCATCGCCAAACCTGTGCGCAGTTCCCTGGTGAGATTGGTCATGGCGCCGTGCAACAACTGCACGCCCCCGGTATCGCTCAATGGCATCCCGAGTTGGCCCAATTGCTCCGCTATAGTCTTATCGCTGCCGGGCATCTTCGTGGTCTGCAACCATCCCGGCTGTCCGACCCCGTCGGCGATTGCCCGGAACCCGTCCAATGCGGCCACCTTGTCGCGTGACTCGGACTGCTCTTTCTGCGCCGCAATCAGGCCGTTCTGATTGGCGGCGTTGACAGCCTGGTCTTTGTTGGTGAGACGGGCCTGCTCGCCTTCCGCAGCTTTCAGCTTCAGTTGGTTTTCTAGTTGCTGCTGCGTGTCCTGGTTCTTGTAGAACGCATCGACGGCAGCCTTATGCACGTCCCGCTGCTGGGTGAAGTCCTCTTTGTACCAGTCGGTGAGTTGCTTGGCGCCGGCGTCCGTCCGCCCGGTGCGCGCCGTCAGTTCCTTGTCCAGCGTCGCCTGTAGCGTCGCCTCAGCCTGCGCACGCGCCTCGGCAGCCTTGGCAGCATCGGGGATCAGCGCGGCGGCACGGATTGCCACGCCATAGGAGTTACGGGCGTCCTGCACCACGCGCTGCTCATCAGGCGTCAGAGCGCCACCCTGGATCGTGCCAGGCGGCGGTTGGCGCGGGACGTAATTGAACGCAGGCGGCCCGCCTGGCGCGGCCGGCGGTGACTGCGTCTGATCTGCTGCGGGCACCACGGGCGCGGTTGTCGCCACCTGAGCGGGCGCTTGCGGCGCTGATACGGCCCCACCTGGTGCCAGCGTCCCGGCATTGGCCCCGGCCCCGGTCATGCCGGTGATGATGGCATTCACGTCGCCCGGCACCGCCGGTCCTGGTGGCTTAGGTGCGCCGACGGTAGCGGCACCCGCTGGTCCCGCCACGGTCGCGCCACCGGCCGGCAGTGCATCGGCTGGCGTGCCTATAGGCGCCCTGGGAGCGGGCGCAGGCGGCGTCTGCTGCGCCGGTGCTGCTGGTGGCGTAGCGGCCTGTGTGCCGCCTCCACGACGCGCTGCGGCTATGGCTAGGCCCTTGTCTACGTCCTCCGGCTTGAGCCACGCCTTGCCGCTCTCGTGCGGCTGCTGGGCTAGGATAAAGTTGCGCTGCACCGTTGGGTCCGTCAGATCGACCCTGGCATTTGGATCGACGCCGATCCGCTTGGCCACGTCAGCGGCATAACCCTTGATGACAGCCGGATCGGCATTCGGCCCGACCCAGGCTTTCACCGCGTCGGTCACCGTGTTGATGCCCTTGGCGGCATAGCCCGATAGGGTATCGCTGTGCGCTGCAATGCCGGACGGCAAGTCAGGGAACACCCCAACTTTCTGGCCGTCCGCAGCCGTGATGTAGCCGGTGCTGCCGGGGACGCCCGCGCTGATATTGCCGGGATTGTTACCCTGCTGGCCGATAGTGGGAATCGACGGATCTCGGGGTACAGCGGCGCCGATGCTGCCGCCCGTAGCGATGTTGGTGCCGGTGGTCGTTGTCTGGCCGCCAAGCGATGACGGAAGATTACCCAGGGCACCGAGACGCTGCTGGCTCTGTTGCAGCGACAGCAGCGGCAGCGCCTCCTTAATCGCGGAAATCCGCAACTCCTGCTGCTTCTGCTGATACTCCTGCTGCGCCGCGAGCGTGGACGCATCGAACTGTTGCGCGCCGAGCGCGCCACGTTCCGCACCCTCGAATGCGCCCGACAGCAGCCCACCGATGGTGGTGCCCCCATGACCGGTGGCACCCAGCATCCCCAGACCGAAATGCCGCAGCGCCATCAAACCCGACGCCTGCCGCTCGGCCGGCGTCATATTCGGCATCATCACCGGGCCGCCCAACGCCTCGCCGAGTTTCGATCGCCAGTCCTGCTCTACCGGCGTCATGTCGCGGGTCGGCTGCGCCTGGCCCTGCTGCAACAGCGCCAGATACGGCGCGAGTTGCGACAGCACATCTGGCGACGGTGTTGGTACCGGTGCCGGAGCGGTGGTGTCATCCGCCATTGATCAGAACCCCAATAACCCGCGCGTATTGCTCTGCTGCACCGGCGCGGCGTGGCCGCTCATGGCGTTGGTGAAATACTGGTTGCGCCGCTCGGCCAGCATCCGCACCAGCGCATCGAGTGACACCTGCGTGGTGGGCCGTCCGATGCCGCCGGATTGCGACTGCCCGACAACCGCTGGCGCATTTGCCTGCTGCTGCTGCTTCTGATCGTCCTGCAAGGTCTTGGCAGCGTCCTTAAGCCCGGCGGCAACCTTGCCCCAGTCCGTACCGGGGCCTGAGCTGTATGGCGCCTGGCCGATTGGCAGGCTGTCAGGCAGTGTCGCGCCTTGCGGGAGCGAAAGGGCCACAAGATTTGGGTCGATATCCTGTAAGGAAGCATGCCCACCAAGATCCGCTGGGGTTACTGTGCCACCACCGCCTGACATCGGATCGTTCTCCTATATCGACGCAGCTGTGGCGGCCGTGCCAACGACCTGGCCGATGGTATCCAGAAGCCCTGGGTTCTTCTGCGCGACCGAGGTGCCAGACCCCGAGGTGTTGGACGTAGTGCCGTAGGGTATCGCGCCCACCGAGGACAGCAGCAGATCGAGGTTCTGCACCGGCCAGTCCTGACCCTCGTAGAACTGGCCCATCTGGGCGCTGAGCTGCGCCTGCTGCTGCGCTTGCTGCGCAGTGCCCGCGCTCTGCAACCCGCCGATCTGCGCCTGCGTCAGTTGCGCGTTCTGATACGCCTGTTGCGGCAGATATTGCGCAGCGGTCAACCCCGCCTGCAGGTTGTTGGCGCCCATGGTACCAGCCTGCTGCTGCGCCGCGTTGTAGCCGCTCTGGCCCATGCCGGCGAGCAACCCGGCAGCGCCGTAACCTTGCTGCGATGCCTGGTTGGCGAGGTTGTAGCCCGGCGTCAGCGCCTGGCCCCAGCCGCTATTCAGCATATTCCCGACTTGCAGTTGGGTGCCGAGCGCGGTCTGCGCGTCGGCGACGCCCTCCTGCACACCCTGCCGCGAGCCGCCGAACGCACCAACGTTGGCCGCCTGCCCGGCAATGCCCTGCTTTGCCAGTGCCAGTTGCTGCTGCCCGGCCTGCAGCATTGGGTCGATGACGTTCTGGCTGTATGGCGACATCAGCGCGGTGGCGTTGGCGCCAACCTGCTGCGCGGTGGCCGGCGAGGCGTTGCTGAGGTAGCCGCTCAACAACCCCTGCGCGGGGTTCATAACGTTCTGCTGGTAGCCGCTGTAAAGCTGCCCGGTATCGGCACCAACCTGACCGGCGGTGACCGGTGCTGCGCTGCCCAGCAGCCCCTGATACGCATTCGCCGAAGCCTGGAAGGCCGGGTTCTGCATGCCCTGCAGATCGCGCGTTTCCTGGTACGCCTGCTGCGTATCGGCAGGCGTGTCGGCAATCATCTGGCCGGTGTATGGCGTGTATGGCCGCTGGGCGAGTTGCTGCGCCGTGCCGACCGCGTTCTGCCCAGCATCCTGCAGCCACTGCGGGATCTGGGTAACAGTCATGCCCTGCTGGCCGGTGGTGGTGGTGGTGTTGCCACCTTTGCCGCCGCTGCCGCGCAGACCCGCGAATGACAGGTGATCGGGTTGCCCGCCTGGGGTCCACATCATGGCATCATGTCCCGCGCTTGCCGAGACGCCGCAGCAACACGGCGCGCGGCGAGGTCACCACGACCCGGCCGCCCGGCACGGCAGCAGCCGCCGCCCGTATCGCTGCTGGGATGCCGGCCCGGCTTGCGACGCTCTCGTGGGCCACCGCACCAGACGCCGTGCGACCCTGCACCACACGCGGCGCACCAGCTTTCATCGCGGCAGCCTTGGTTTCCGGATAGCCCAACTGCTTTGCCACATGCGCGTCAGTCACCTTGCGCGCCTTGGCGAATTTGCTGGCCTGCTGCGCCGAGTTGGTGACCAGTGTGCCTTCGGGGCGCGTCACCTTCATCGTGCCCGCCGGCACCGTGCGCGGCACCGGCGTGCCAGGCGCCATGAAAGCAGCGGTCTTGGCGCTCAACGGATTGGCCACTGCGCTGACCTGTGCCGCCACGTCGACCGCGGGTTCCGGCATGATGCCGAGCAGCCCCTGCTTACGAGCCATGGCACAGATCCTTGACGAAGGTGTACATGTGCGGCTTCCAGCCATAGGGCGCGCCAGCCTTGCCCCAACCCTTGCGCCCGGTCGCCGTCGCGACGCTGCAACCTTCGCGGATGGCCCATTGGCTGATCGGTTCATCGAGCGCGAGACAATCCGGCAGCGCGCCCGAGATGAGCCAATAGTGCGCGGCTTTCATGCGCGGGAAGGAATGCAGCTCCGTGACGATCAGCCCATCGCCATGGCTCCAGAACTGCGCCGAGCCTTCGCGCACGCACTTCACCACGTCCTGCACCGTGTGCGTGCCGCCGCCATATTCCAGAGAGCGTTCCAGTCGCCGCAGCTTTTCCTCGCTGCTCAGGCTCATCGCGGCACCATCTCGGTCACCACGGTGCCGGCATCGTCCACCGACAAGCGCCATGTCGTGCCGTTCGGCGAGACCATTCCGATGAACGGAAACGCCGTCGATGTGCCGCCCGCATCCTGCTTGCGGTTCAGCGCATCGGCTATTGCTGCCAGCCGCTGCTCTAGGTTGCCGCTGACTGGCGCAGTGAACGGCGCCGGCGGATGGTAGGGGCGGGCCATCAGCGGCGCCCGCCAGCGCGCATCTCAAGGCGCGGCCGTCCCACTGCGAACGGCCCGTCGGCGGTCGCTTCCATCCGCATCCGCGTCGAGCGGCCGGAGAACCGGATATCCATCAGTCCGTTGTGGATGGCGGTATAAAGCCCGGTGTCGAACTCACTGGCGCTGTCGTAGGGCTGCTCGCGGGGAAAGAACCGATACCCCAGCATGCCGTCCACCGCGGTGGTGGCGTCGAGCACGAGTTGCTTGACGTGGACACGCTTGTCACCCTCGCCGATCACGATGTTGCCGCTCTCGGCATAGATGCTGCCGGTGGCCGCACGCGGCACGCCATTCTCTGACCACCCGAACTCATGGAGGTAGAGCGCCCCGCCATCGGCCAGCGGGCCTCCGAGCACGGGATAGTCCATCGTGCCGGTCGGATCTCCGGCAGTGCGAGAGCGAACGCCGATCGTCCAGGGATGCGCCGGGTCGGCGTAGTTGAACGCAATGTAGCGGTTGCATTCCAGGCTGTCCTCGTCCGGCCAGTCCCACCACAGCTCACTGAACGACGGGTTAGGAGAACCGAACAACCGCCCGGCCATGGTGCGATTGACCAGCGAAAAGAACCAATCCTGCACCGTGCAGGGCAGCGCCTGAACATTGCCGCTGTACGCCCAGAACGTCTGCAACCCAGGCCACGCCACGAACGAGCCGATAGCCACCACGGCGCGCGGTGAGAGCGGCCCGCATCCCGAGGCGATCTGCACGATGCCGTAGGCGTATGGTGCTCCAACGTACGTCATGAGGTGGACATCATTCGCGGTGAAAATCAGGATGCCGGTGCTGATCTTGATCGCGGTCATTGTATAGCTCTGCGTCTGCAGTAGCTTGCTGCCGGCGAGATTGGTCACATCGGGCAGCCAAACGTCGGGGTTCTCCTGGTCGCTCCATGCGATGTTGCGCGGGTCGCCACCGGCCGCGAGCAGCACGACGTGGCGCTGATCCGTCACCACTACGCCACGGCAGTTGATGGGGGCGGCGGTCACCAACACCGGCAGCGTGGCGGGCGTCTGCGGCGACCAGCGGAACAGGTGGCCGTCCTGCGTAGGCACGATCAGCAGATCCTCGCCGAACGTATCGAGGCTCCAGCGGTCGCCCATAGTGGCGGCGATGTCCTGCGTGCCGATATCGGCGGCATCGCGTGAGGTGCCATAGGCGTCGGCGCTGTAGTCGCCCATGCCGTAGCCGACCAGCGCGCCAGGCGGATCGAGCGGCCCGACACCGGACGGAGTGATGTCGTAGAGCGTCTGCAGGTCGAAGCGATACGCGTACAGCTTGGTATCAGTCCCGAAGGCCGCCCATCGCACGCGGGCGTTGTCGTGCCAGGTCAGCAGATCGCGCGGCAGATCGGTAACGGTGGTACCGGGCTGTGCCACGTTGCCGCCGATCGGCTGCAACTGCCCGCCGCGGAAGCGAATATTGTTGCAGTCATACCACACGCCATGACTAGCCTCTGGTGTGGCATTCCTGACGATCCCCGGCGGCGGTGCCTGAGCCACGCGCGGCATGTCAGTGCATGCCCCTCGCCGGCGCGCTGAGCAGCCGTGGCGAACGTGCCGGTGCGAGGATGGCCCGCAACTGCGCCAACTCCTCACGGATTACCGCAAGCTCGTCGCGGCCCTCGATGGTCGGCGCGACCTCACCCACGGCATGCGTTACCGCCTGAGCGCCAGCGTAGATGATCTTAGTGACCACGATGACGGGTTGCATCAGGCTGTACAGCGTGCCACCGCCGCCGAGGTTGATGGTATGGGTATGGCTGCCGTCCGAATTGATGGTGTGGGTATGATCGCCCACCACCGAGATGACATGCCCATGGGCGCCGTCTGCAGAAATACCGTGGTAGTGCGACACACTCTCCCCGCTAGTGGTGAAGCTGTGCGTGTGCGCGCCATTGGTGGACGTGGTGGCATTGCCGCCCATGGCGAATGGCCCGGTACCGATATTCGTAGACCCCGCGACGTACATTCCGGCGTAGGTGTGGCTGTGATCGCCCTGCGAGTCGGTAGCGCCAGAGTGGGTATGATTGGCGCTCTCGTTCCCCGTCGCTCCCCCGTGGCTATGACCGCCCTGCACGTCGGTGGTGTGGCTATGGCCGCCAGCCCCCACCGTGGACCCGCCATGGGTATGCGCGCCAGCCGCTGTGACGGTGAGCGCGTAGTTGGGCAGATGCGTCTGCAGGATCTGGTTAGACAGCCAGCCGAGCTGCTGCGCGAAGGTCAGCGACAGCGTGGTGCCGTTCGGGTCGGTGACGGTGCCTGGGCCGACCAGAGCGCGGCCCTGCACCTTGGGCAGTGCGAACGTCGTGGAACCGTCGCCTGCTCCCCAGTAGGTGCCCAGGACAGCGAACAGCGCCGCGAAAGTCACTCTACTGACTAGCCTACCGTCACAAACTAGGTAACCAGGCGGTGGGGTAGGACCAGCGTAGTCGATGATGCTGCCAATCGGCATTGCCATACTCAGAAGCTGGTCAATCGTGTCCCAATTCGCGTTAGTCTTACTACCCCATGTGTCGCGACTCGCCCCAGGTTCGGGCTTTACCAACGCTAGGTTGGTGGTGTAAGTATCAGGCATAACTAGCCCCCGCGAGAAGCGGGACAGTAGCTGTGCTGCAAACACTGCTACCGCCCCTAACCAGGACCCTTCTGAACAAGGATCTAGGCTGATGCCTCTTAAAGACCCAGAAGCGCTTCGGCGCTACCTCCAAGCAAACAAGGAAAAAATCGCAGCGCGGCAGCGCGCCTACTACGCTGCCAATCGAGTCAGGATACGCGAACAGGCGAATCAGCATTACCTGGAGATCAAGGAACAAAAGCGAGCCTACGATGCGGAACCTGGCCGCAAAGCCCGCAGACGCCATTACAGCCGTGCCTATCGTGCAGAAAACCCGCAGAAAACTGATGAATACAATATCAAGGTAAAACCGAAGCGGGCCGACACCGAGCCGAGCCACATTCGCAACAGAGAACGTCTTGCCGGACGCCCGCGCCCCGACGTATGCGAGATATGCTCTAAGGCTACGAAGCGTATTGTGTTCGATCACTGCCATCAACACGGCCATTTCCGGGGATGGATCTGTGAGAGATGCAACCACGCACTGGGCATGGTCCAAGACTCAATACCCCATCTATTGCAACTGATTGCGTATCTACAACGCAACCGCGAGAACAGCGCACCGCAGTTGGTTCTCTCTGGCATCTGAGCTACTTCACGCCCGGCGGCGGTTTCATCGGCGTCGGTGCGGCCGGAATGGTAGTTTCAGCCGAGTCATCTGCCAGAGAGATGAACCAAGTGGCTGCCGGATCGTATGGAGTGCCGATCATCCAACCGCCAATGCCACGGGTCCGCGCCCAGCCGCCGTTGTTGCGCCAGTAGTCGCGCCTGGTGCCAGTAGAGACGCCGGCATGCGGCCGGGGCGGGTTGGGTAGCGGCGCATAGCCGTGGTGGTACCGCCCATCCGCCGCGACCCACTGAGGATCCCCAGGTGGAGTCTGCGACATCTGTCCTGCGAGCGTTGCGATGACCGCCTCCTATGGCTCGGGATGGGGATCTGCGCCGTTGGCACCGCCGGACACGCGCATCGGCGCGTCGTGCTCCATGCACTGCTGCTGGATCGCGACGAAGATCGGCGCTACCACGCGATACGGCGCATGGCTCAACGCCTCTAGCACGACACCCCACTGCTGCGCGCTCATGCTGACGGCGATCGGCGTGTTGGGGTCGATCATTATGGCCTCGGCGCTTCCTTGTTTTCAGCGATCTTGGCCTGCGCCTTCAACCGCGCGACCTCGTCCTGCAGAGCGAATATCTGCGCCCGCAGTTGCGCCTCGCGCTGGGCGGCATCCACAATCATACTGCCGAGCGCCTTTGCCTCGTTGGACGACGGCTCCTGCGCAGCGGCGGCTGGGGTCATCGTGAGCGCCGCAATGACAACGAGTGGTTTCATGCCGGCCTCAGTAGAACGGCACATAGCGCGTGGTGCCGGCGACGCTGATAGCGAGACACCCGTTTGAACCCGCCAGACTGCCGCAACTGGTCACAGGGCCAGTCGTGCCGCCAATGGCGACCTGCCCAGCAGACGTTGCCGCCGGCGCGGCTGTGGCCGTCATACTCGTCACCTGTATCCGACCGACGCTAATGATGGCGCCATTGGCCTGAACGCGGAATGCTTCCACGCCATTGCTGTCCTGCAACTGCAACGTCGTGCTCGTCGTATCCGGCCCTTTTACGACGAGACGCGAAGCGACGGCGACGCGACCCACGCCGATGCCGACATTGCCGGTCGTCGTAATCGACGTAGCACCGCTTGCATTGACCCGCAGGATATCGGTCATCGTGCTGCCGTTCACCCACAGGGCGTCGAGCGGTATGCTGGCTGGCGGCGCGGTGAACCCGATCGCCATGCCGGCCGGTCGCGCCCCGCCCTGACTGTAAACATAGGCCGAGATGGCCCCGTTGACCTGAAAGTCGAGATAGTTTCCGAGCGGCACCGTGCTGTCCGAGCCTTGGTCGATCGAGGCGAGGATGGCGTTTGTGGCACTGCTGCCGCCGATGAAGCCGATGGTTGCAAGACCACCACTTGAGAAGTTGTTGGCCACGATCGGAATGCAGGTTTCAGTGAACGTCAGGGTAACCGGCGAGGCTTGGCTACCGACAGTCTGCGCTGCACCATCGAGCAAATACGCAATAAATCCGCCCGGCGTGACACCAGCTACTGGCGCGGTGCTCACCGCCTGCATCAGATGCGCGCTGACAAAGCCGCCTGTGCCGGTGACGACATTGCCCGGCCCCATTGCCAGCGCTGTCGCCGGAGATGTGGCGAGATAAAGCGTGTTGCCGCTCACCCAGCCGGTAGCTGTGTCAGTGCGGTTACCGCAGCGCGCATGCACATGAGCGATCGGCTGCGCGGCACCAAAGCCATTATTGAGGTATGTTGTATTGGCACCGACGATGATGCCGACCGCCTGGCCCACGTCGATGCCGCTGCGGGCGTCATCGGACGATAGCGCCGACCACATATCGATGGTGCCACCGTTGCCAGCGCTGTAGCCATTGGCGGTGAAACTCTTGGCCTTCGTCGGCGAGTGAACGATGATCGAGCGCGCGCTGAATAACTCACCCGTACTGACATTATCCGCGAAGGCATTAACCCCGTTGGTCGCGAATGTGGTGCCTGGACAGTTGGTCCCTGGCGTGCAGCCGAACATCGCTGGTGCGGTTCGCAACGTCGAGTGGCCATATAGGGCCGACTGATGCTCGCCTGCGCCGGCATTCTGTGGCGTGTAGCTCGTAGAGCCGAAGGGAAACGTGCCGACAATGGTGTTTAGTTCGGCGTCAATCCCTAGGGTCACATTGCCATTAGCACCGCCAGTGTAGTCGGCATTGGCGGTGATCTGCCACGGGCGCGCCTCGCCGGTCGGGTTGCTGCCGTTGTATGTGTAGCCCCACTTCGTGTCGGTACTTGGCGTGATTGCCGAACCGGTGCCGGTGTAGGTGAACGTACCCGTAAAGGCACCACCAGCATTGAGCGTCGTCGCGCCCTGCACCGTCAACGTCGTGAATGTCGGCGTCTGTGCGATAGCGGGCGCCGTGAGCGCAAAGGCAGCCGCCAGTGCGATCAAGCGATGCACAGCACGCCTCCGTTGTTCCATACCGTGCCAGCCGCGAGGCCGGACGCGCTCGTGGGCAATCCGGTCAGGACCAGTCCGGGTGCGGTCAGCTTCCCTGTCATCGGTGCGCTACCGTTCAGCGGCACAAACGGGCCGCCGCCAGATCCTCCACCAACTGCCGCATCGAGAATGTCGGCGTTGGCGTTAAGGTGGTCGCCCCACATATCGCCATCGGCGTTCGGGGTGGGCTTATAGAGCCCCAAATTCGGCGTGGTGGTGTAGTCGCTCATGCCGCCAACTCCAGGTCAGCCGGCGTCCATGTGCCGGAGTTGCAGTCTGGCGTCTGCTGCCACGCCCCCGCGCTGCACATCTGCGTCGGCTGCTGCCAGGTGCGGATCAGCGTTGCCGCCTCGGCGCCGAACGCCACCTGGGAGAGGCCGCCGATCTCGTAGGTGCGGTATGTGGCATAGACCGAGGCGCCATACGGGCCGCGACCATAGGGGCGTGGCGTTGCCATCAGGGCGCGACGCTCGGGGTGACGGTGCCGGCGCAGCGCATGTTGCCGGATGTGTCCACACTCCATTTCGCGACGCCGGAGACGTAATAGATCAGCTTGCTGGTGGCGCCGTCGTAGCGGAGATACGCACCCGGCGCGCTGGTCAGCGCGGGACCCCCGTTAAAATCGACGATGTGGCCTGCGCTCATCCGCACCGCCGCCACCGGGTCGGTCACACCGGGTGGTGGAGCAGCACCACGGCTGTCGAGGAAGTTGCGGATCAGCGTGGGTTGCCCGGCACCGCCTTGCACGCACAGCAGGCTATCCACGTAGGCAGACGCCGTGCCGTTGATCCCGGTGCCAAACCAGATGCCGGCGGTGTATTCGCTGTTGATCGTGCTCGACATATTCGCGAACACGGCATGCACCATCTGGCGAATGCCAATGCCGCCGAACCGGCTGCCGTTCGCGCCGTCATCCGCACCAGTCGCGTTCAAATCCCATTCCATGCCGGTAAGCTGGCCGGAAGTTGACGACGGTGTGCCCTGGAAATCCGCAACGTCGGTGATCAGTCCAGTGGTCAAGCCATTACCAGCATTGCGCCATGCCTGGATGTAGGCACTGACCAACTGACCGCCTGACGTGCTGCTGTTCATGGCTTTAACCAGGAACGGCCATTCCTGGCAGCCATTGCCTGCGGTATTGCCGAACTCGACCTGTAGCGTCTTATTGATGTTCGACGGCGTACCGCCTGTGAATGTGGTTGCACGCCGGAACCGGAAGTCACCACCATCCGTTGCCGCAAACGCATTGCGCTGGAATATGAGTTCAGCCGGCGGTCTGAGCGCCGCGATGCCGCCCTGCGACACGATCGGGCCAGGGATATTGCCGATGGCATAACCGACGTTAGTGAGCGGCACGAAACCGTCAGCATAGGCTTTAGTGGCAGCGTGCAGCGCCGCAGTTGGCGGCCCGGAGAGCGACAGCGGCCCCAGCATGGTGCCACCGCTGAGCGGCAGAAACCCTGGACCACCACCCGTTCCGCTATGCGCGTCAACGTAGCTCTTCGTGGCGGCCTGCAGCAGATCGGTGGGATCGCCGGCCAGCAGCAACGGCCCACTTAACGTGCCGCCCGCGAGCGGCAAATAGGCCCCGATGCTGGCCGTGCCGCCTGAGCCGGTCGCTGCCTGAACGCCCAGCGTGCCAGCCGAGAACCGCACGATATCGCCGGCCGATACCGTGATGGTCAGCGGCGTGGTGAAGTCAGCAGGATCGACCAACTGGCCCCAATACAGCCGATTGCCACCGCTCGCCGCGTCCCACAGCTCGAAGAACCCGATGACGCCCCACGAGGACGTAGCCTGCTGGAACTCGATGGACGTGGTGTTGGCGGCGATGTTGGACGGCCCGGCGATCAGCGCGAAGGTGGCCGGTGTGCGGACATAGCCACCACCCGACGCCTCAAGCCCGCGCACCGTCTCGGATGGCGCCGTCGAGGCGAGGCACAGTGCCACATACACCTGCGTCGGCGAGGCCATCGGCGCAAAGCCCAGGCTGTGGCCGAGTAGGGCCTGCTCAAGCCCGATGCTGGCGCTACCGTCCATCAGAACACCGACCGAGAACAGACATGACCGATGAAGAACTCAGATCCGCCGTTCTCGCGCTGCTGGAGCAGTGCGATGAGCGGCAGCGCAATCTGCTGGCGATCTTCACCCGCGCGTTCGCCGAGCGCATGGACCGCGAGGAAGCGGTGCTGCGACCGTTCCACCAGTATATGTCCGAGCCATAATGCACTCATTGAGTGATCGCCTGTAGCTGTGCGGCGGATAGTGCGATGGGCCAGACACGCAACCTGCTGACTGCCAGGTCTGAGTTCGTGGCACTTAACCCGGCCAAACGCAGGATATTGGACGCCGGCATGAGGCCGCCGATCGATGTTACTGTCGATGCCACAGCGCCGTTAACACTGAAAGCGTTCAGGCCAGTCGAAACCGATGCGCCCGCCCGGAAGAAAGTCCCGGCGGCTAACAAGCCGCCATTGCCCATGGCGTTAACCTGCGCGGCTCCACCAACGATGGTGGTTAAGGTTGGCTGTCCGTTAGGCTGAAGGAATATGTTGGTCCGGTCGTTGGCGCTTCCGCCCACACTGAAAGACACGAGTTGCTGATTGAACGCGTTAACCCCGATCATTGTGCCGTCCAGCACATAGGTAAACGCGTTGGTATTATACCAGGCCGCAGTCGGCATCGTCGCCGACTCTATCGCCCGCGTCGCGGCAGCAGCGGTGGTGGGAATGTAGGTCGTAGCGAACGCACCCGCCTCAAGCTGGGCATTGAGCACTGACCCGGTGACCGTCAGCGTCAGCGTGCCGGCGGTTGGCGTGAATGTCAGCGGCGTGGTGCGTGCCGGAAATGCGCCAGCACCAACCAATGGTCCGGCTGTAGACGCGCCACTCAGCGTGACGGTACCTGTGCCATAGAACGACAGCGTATAGGCCTGTGCCGTCACAGCCACGCTCTGGGTTACCAGCGTCGCGCTGTTCAGCACGAGGTTGGTCCGCGCCTCCTCGACCAGCAACCCGCGAGCCGCGTGCGTCACCGGATTATAGTCGAAGCGCGGGGCGTTGGTGACCGCTGTCTGCAGCGTGCCGGCCACGTCGAAATACGTCGCTGTGCTGGCGCGGGTGAACGTAATGCGCGGGTCCAACGTGCCGGTGGAGAAATCCAAGTCCAGCGAGGGAGGCGTGCTGCTGTTGAGCGTGCTGCCAGGCTGGGATCGCTGCACCACTTCCAGCGAGTAGTATTTGCACCAGCCACGCGGCGACACCGGGCCGATGATGCGCCCACAGGTGCCCTGCGGGTAAAAGAACCGGCACTGGCTACAGCGCTCGGCGCCACCGCCCGGTATGTAGCGCGCCGCCTGCTTGGTCGATCTGGTGAGCACCAGCACCATCAGAACACCGTCGCCAACTCGCTGCGGAATGGCGCGCCGCTGTAGTCCGATTGTTGCTTCCAAAGATTGGCGCGGGTGATGACCTGCTGCCACAACCCGTCCATCTGCTGCGAGCGATCGTCGTCCAACTCGAATAGCGCGCCTTGCTTGCAAACGCCGTAGAGGTAGGCAGCGTAAATCTGCTCCAGGATTGGGTTGGTATCGGATGGCAGCAGCAGCGGCTTGGGGCGGGCGTAGTAGCCCATCATCACCATCTGCGGTTTCCAGTTTGGGTCTGGCGGATCTGGAATGATGGGATGTGGCAACCACTCGATGCAGTCATGCACCAGCCGGTATGCGGTACAGGGCTGGCCGAGAATGCTACCCACCGCGCCCTGCCACGCACTGGTCTGCGCGCCGGTCCAGTGCCCCGACCACTCGTCTTTCATCTCGAACAGCTCGCCGGATGTCGCGTCGCGGATACTCTCCATGGTCGCGAAATCCGGCGGCATCGAGATATACGCATTGTCGATCGGCTGGGTGACGGTCACCACCATGCAGCGGGCGCGCAGGGTCTCGGCCATCTCGGTCTCGACCATGGTCACCCAGCCGGGAATGCGATCAACGATATCGCGTCGGTTCAACCAGCCGACAACGTCATCGCTCAACTGCTGCAGGCTCGCCACCGCTGGCTAGTCCCGGCGCTGCTGCGGATGCGGCGTCGGCGTGGGTGTTGGCGTCGGGGTTTCGCCGGCCCCCAGCACCGGCTCCTGCTGCGAAGCAACCAGCGTCTGGCCGGCCTCGTAGGTGGCATTCCCGGCGGCGAGCGCGCAACTGCGCATGTCTCCAGCCGAGGTGGCTTCGGGATAGAGGCGCACCAGCAGGATGGGATCGATGTCCTCGATCAGCACCGGCTTTGCCGCCTCGACGGAGCCTGTCACGGGCGCCTTGCCCTGCATGCCGACACCGGGGGACGGACGCTGCCGAGGCGCGTCAGCGTGGTTCTCGTGGGTTGCAAGGGCCATCAGAGTTTCCTTCCGTCATCTGTTCGGAACAATCGGCACTCACGGCTGTTGAGCATCGCGTCCAGCGCCTTTGGGTCTTTGGTGATCCCCATGCGCTCCCAGCGCTGCCAAACGACCTGGGGGACACGGGCAACATGAACCCAGCCGTTGCGGCGCCATGCCGCAGACGGGTCGGCCGATGCCGCGATCCGCTTGGCGCTCTCGACAATCGGCCGGGTATTCTGCGAGTGGGTGAACACCAACCCGGCCTCAGCGTCGGTATCGACCTCGGTGGCACGCAGCGTTACCGGGTCGTAGTTCTCATAGAGCAGCGGCATCGCCGTGCCGTCACTGATTGAGGTCGAATATGGTGGCATGGGCCTTGGGGGCCGTTGGCCTTATGCAACCTTCGTAAACCACGCCGCCTTGCGTATTATCGCCAGTAGTCGCGTACGTTTGGTCCACGAACGACCGACCCGACAGTGGCGCCATCTCGGCGTAGTCGGTGCTGACCAGGATGATCTGGTGCGCCGGCATGAAGCGGTCGGGGGCGAGTTGGATGGCACCGAAGTTGGTGCGATACACGTCCACCGCGCCCTGGATCGTCACCTGCTCGGAGGCCGTGACGTTCTGGATGTTCTGCGCCACCACGGCGTTCCCGGTCCCGCCCTGCGACAGCGTGGCGAAGTAGGCTTTGACGTTGCCCGACATGATGCCCAGTGTGGGCTTGCCGCCGGCCTGCCAGCATTGCTGCATCGCGCTATCGACCATCGCCAGCGTGAGATCGCGCAGGGTGCCGGCGGTGCCGGCGTTGGAGCCGTCGCCGATGGGCATCACACCAGCGCCGGCACCGCGTGAGCCGTTGACCGTGTAGCATGGCAACCCGGACATATGGCGCGGGTCGGTGATGGTGCGCACCAGCGGCGAGGTGATCGCCAGTTCCAGGTCGCGCTTGACCTCCATGCCACGCAGGATGAGTTGCCGGTTGTACTCGTCCTCGCCGCCTGCCATGTCGGCCGCGCGCAGGGTATTCGATACGCCGACCGTACGTGCCAGGATCTGGCATACGTTATTCAAACGCACCGGCTTGACCACCACCTGCATAACCGCAGTGAAACCTTCCGGCTGGGCATTGTCGGCGGCTTGATTGAGTTCCTGCACCAGAAATTCGGTGAGCACCTGCTGGGCGTCCACCGAGGGCAGTGCCGAGTATAGTGGGGTCTCGTCCGGGTCTATTCTTTCTATGATATCCCGCAAATCCTCCTTGACACCGATCGCTGCGGTTTCGATATAGGTTCCGGCTGGTGCTGCACCCTGTGCGCCGACCGCCATAGCGAGTCTCCATTGCAGCATGGGCGCGCATATTCACGCGCCTCATGCGGTTGAACCATTGGGTTTGGTTCGCAATGAAGTCCGGCAGCTCACTCTGAGTTGGTGCAAGCACTCTCAGGGGCTGATGCGGTCAGCATTCGCGACGGCACGTCATACGCAACGGTTGGTGCGAGCACTCCGCGACGTATCAAAAGTCAGTATGGCGTCACTAACCGCGCCCGTCAATACGATATGGGCGAACACTTGCATCGCGAGATTGCTGCGCCTCACGAGCGACTCGCCATTCTTCCATTGTTCGGTCGTTCTTGGTCAAATTGCACGTCGGACAGAGGATTTGGATGTTGTCTGACGAATTAGTGCCACCACGACTGAGCGGTTGGATATGATCGCAGTGGAAATCATGCAACACATCAACGCGACAGTGTGGTGCAGCGCAACGGTAGCTCTGTTGCTCCAGCAGCGCCTGAACATCTTCGGCCGTGAACCGCCCTATAGCAGCCTTGCGCATTGTCTTGTTTGCAGCCCGGTCAGCCTTCGCCTTATCTGGATCAGCCAAACGGCGTTCTAGTGCCTTTTCCCGTTCGGTTTGTCGATTACGCTCGGCCCAAGCGCGCTTATGCGCCTTGTTTCGCTCATAGTTCTGCTCCGCCCATCGCTTTGTCGCGGCATTCTTGCGAGCACGATACGCCGGGTCCGTCTGGTACTTTTCGTGATGCTGCCTTAAGGCTGCCCTTCGGGCCTTCTCAGCGATCTTCTCCGCATTCCTCTTTACATAACGCTCTTGCTTGGCTTTCACCTTCTCCGGGTTGGCTTTCGCCCATCGAGTGGACTGTGCCTTAAAATATTCCGGGTTTGCGCGACTGTAGGCTAGATTCCTGAGCCTCATACATTCGCAGCAGCAATTCGGATTAACCCACCTCTCGGTCACATGGCCACGCTTGCACGGAACGCCGTTGAACCATCGCTTTAAGCCGAGTGCATGGGCTTCCTGTCTGGAAATCAGTGTCGGTGATGCCATAATCGCTAGATTATATCACACCATCACACCGTTCTGCTAGCGTTTAGTACATTTGGCGGTCGTCAACGCGGCATCGCACCATTGGCGCGGCGGGCTGCCAACAAAGCCGCTGCATTCCTGACGTTGGCCTTGGCATCGAACGCCTGTTCAGCGACCTGAACGCGCTCGGTGGGTGCCGGCGGCGGCGGTGCGCCCCGCACTGGCGCCTGTAGCCGTGTGGCCGGTGCTGCGGTCTTGGCGCCCTCCACCCAGCGATCGAACATCGCCGCTTTCATCATGGTGCGTAAATGGTGAGCGCTGGTCAGACCGCGCAACTCGTCCTGCGTGAAGCCGCCCTTGGTGGTGGCCCATTCCACGATCTGCCGCTGCGCCTGCGCCCGCTCGGTCGGGTCGCTCCAGAAAGGGAACTCCTTGGCCAGTTGCTCATTGGCCGCTGCCACCTGCTGCGCCATGGCTCTCTCGTGCGCCTGCTGCTGCAGCGCCGTGAGATTGCCGAGGCGCCCCTGTTCCTCGCGCGACGCCTCGTATTGCGCCAGTTCCTGCAGGTAGCGTTGCGGGTCAGACTGCAGCAGCGCCACGTCAGGCCGCGCCACGCCCTGCACCGTCTGAGCAAGTCGCTGCAGTTCCGGCTGGATATACGGCAGCACGGTGGCCAGGGCCTCCTGCTGCGCAGCCAGCGCCCGCCGTTGCTGGGCGATCTCCTGGGTCTTGGCGGTGTAGTCCGCCGACTTCAGCACCGCCTCGCGCAGTTGCTGCGTGGTGTAGCGCTGACCCTCGATCTCGACGGCTGTGCCATCGATCGTCGGCGCCGCCGGTGCGCCTTCCGGTGGTGCGCCACCAGGCACGCCCAGGGCACGCTCCATGGCACTGAGACCGGTCTCGGCCTTGGGTGCCGCGTCAGGTGCCTTGGGTGCCTCAGCAGGCTTCTGAGCGCCTGCAATGGCGTCGTTGGGCGCTGGCCTGCGCTCGGGTGCTGTGGACTCTGGTGCGCCCTGTTGGCGACGCTGCTGACTGAGCAGCCGAGCGGCCTCGGAGACGGAGATAGCGGGCTGCGATGCCGGCGGCGGAGAGCTTTCGCCGCCACCTTCAGCCGGTGCGGCGGGTGCGGAGGTAGATTCACTCATGGGTCACCTATTCAAACGCCTTGACGCGCTCGGCTTCGTCGCGCGCCGCATCGACGTAATCCACCGCCGCCTCCAGCGCGCCGCGGAACCGCCCCAGCGCCAGCACCATCTGCCGGTTGGCCTCGCGCTGCACCGCGTCATCGGCGATGATCGCCTTCGTCGTGGCGTCCTCGATCAGCGTGTTGAGCACGTCGTTGAAGATCTTGTCCGACAGCAGCCGCTTGGCGCCCTCGGCGGCGATGATCTGGTCGGTGGTCAGTTGCGGCATGTCACGCTAGCGCTTCTTGCCCTTCGCAGCCGGCTTTACCGTCCGCTGCATTGCGTTGAACATGGCATTGGCCGCCGGCCCTGTTGTCTTCTTGGGCGCGCGCTGCATGGCATTGAACATCGCCGTGGCGGCAGGCCCGGTTGTCTTTCCGGTTGCCGGCGTACTCTTGGTTGGAGTCGCTCCCGGAGTCCAGCTTGGCGGCCTCGTCTGCGGTTTGCGTGCCATCGTTCCTATCCTCCTGCGTTGGCTGCCGCGCCCTGCGGCGGTCCTGGCAGCGGCGGCCCACCAGGTCCCATCAGCGGCGACATCGCCGCACGCTGCGTCAGCAATCCATACGCACCCGGTGGCCCACGCCCGCCGATCAGCGCGCTCTTGATCGCCGCCTGCGTGGCAGGGTCCATCCCACCCCCAGGCGGTCCGGACGGCCGTGGCTGCGGCGGTGGCGCCATCCCACCGCCCGGCGGCGGCATCATCGGCTGCGGCGGCCTGGGCGGGCCCTGCGGCTGTGGTGGCGGCGCTCCCACGGCCGGCGGCTGCGGCGACATCGGGCTGGGCGTGCTGGACAGCAGCCCAACGGCCGGCACCTTGCTCTGCATCGCCTGCTTGAACTCGTCATAGCTCGGCGCTGGCGTGCCGAACTGCGCAGCGGCAACCCAGGTCTTGGACCAAGCATCGAGCGCCGCCTTGTCACGCTCGCGGTCGTCCTCCATGAGCAGCCGCGCGCGGTCGGTCTGTTGCTTCGCGCGGTCGCCCTCGATATCGGCTGCAGTCTTGGATTGCTGCACCTGCGCCAGCAGCATGTCCGTATTCGGCTGCTGCGGTGCCGGCGGCGGCTTGAATCCCGGCGGCAGCGCCTTGAAGTAGCTGCTCACGTCCGAGATGCTCACCGTCTCCAGCATGCGCGCGAGCGTGTTGCGATACTCGGGAATGCCGGACAGCGGGTTGTCCATCCCGCCCACCTGCATGATCTGTTCCTGCTTCTGGGCAATCGCCTGCAGCATCGCCAGCCGCTCATGCGGCATGCCCTTGCCGCCGACGTTGATGGAGGTCTCCCACATCGTCGCGAGCGCCCGCGGGTCGATGGAGATCCACTCGCCCCGGATACGCACCACGTTCGGCCGGTCCTGCTGACGCGCCATCATGCGCAGAATGCCGGCATAGAGCGGTGCCAGGCCGGTCTCGGCGAGCGTGCGCGCCACCATGTCCAGGCGGTCCTGCGCGGCGCTGCTCTGCTGGCTCACCGCCACCGGCGAGGTGGACTGCAACTCGTCCACCGTCAGCCCGGCGCTGGCTCTGGTGATGCCGGTGCGGCTTTCCCTGATGGCCTCCAGCACGTCCATGACCGGCAGCGCTTCCTTACCGGCGAACGGCTTCACCAGTTCCGCCACCGCGCCCTGCTGGGCCACCCGAATTATGCTGCCGATCGCCGTCTGGCGTACGTCCGCTAAATTCGCTTGCCCAATGACGACAGCCGTGCGCGGGAACATCGCCTGACCCAGCGAGTCCAGCACCGCACGCATCACGCGGGATTCCACCCGCTGCAGGTCCATGACCATATCGGCCTGGCTGCTGCCGATGATCCGTCCCGGCTCCCGGTAGGGCGTGAAGCACGCCAACGGGATCTCGTCGCAGCGCTCCCACTGCACCAGCGTCGAGGCATCGCCCAGCATATGCACATGGATCAGCTCGGCGCGGTTGTCGCCGTCGGTGTCGCACCTGATCCAACCCTCGGCGTAGCGCACGATACCCATGGATCTGTCGTTGGGTGGCGCGCCTTTGATGTTGTAACCCTGCGCATAGTCCCGCGCGATGATCTCCTGGCGCTGCCGGGTTCGCATCATCGAATCGCGGTGCGCCAGCACCTTGTCCTCGGGCAGCCCCATCTCGATCAGGTCGGAGGCCGCGACATCCCGCACATGGAACACCGCGCGCGCGCCCTCAACGGTGGCGGCGTCAGCGACTACCCAGACGCACTCCGCCGCCACCGCCTCGATCACCGGCCACGATTGTTGGGCGCTGCGGGTGATAGTCGCCGACCAGTATTCCGCCGGGGCGCCCTGCGAGAGATACATCTGCCCGTCCGGTGTCTTGGCCAACGCCTCCTGCTCGCGCTGCAGCATCGGCCGGCGCACGATGCGCTGCGCCTCGATGCCAGGTTCGGCGAGCAGCATCTGCAACTGCGGCAGCAGCAACCCCTCGCACACCTCGGTGCGGATCTGCTGCCGCTTGCCCCAGTACCAGCGCACCCAACCGGCCTTGCGGGTCAGCGCATCGAGTAGCGCGTCATGCAGCACCGTCCACCCCTTGTTCGCGGTGAACAGCGCCCAGCGGCAGTAATCCGTCGCCTGCCGCGCCAGCGTGGTGGCAAGCTGGTCGTTGCCGGTGATCTCGCTGCTGATCGGCTCGAACGATACCGGATCTTCCACCGCCGTGAACAGCCGCAGCAGACTTGGCAGTGTCTGCCGGATGGTGTCCCTGACGACCGTGAGGACAATTTGGGACCGGCCCGTGGCCTCATCACCGAACGGCCGGCCGGCATAGTATTGGCTCGCAGTAATACGCTCGCGGCTTAAGTATTGGTCGTAGTTCTGCGCGATCTTGAAGTAATACCGCGCAACTGAGGTAATCTCCTCGTCCGTCTTGCCGAGGCGTTCAAAGATGATCTCCTGCTGCCAGGATGCCCCATCGGGCTTGGCGGCAGGCCGCAACCCTGCCGCATACTTGCGAAGCTGGGCCGGTAATTGGTCGTCAGTGTCGGTGTCCGCCTCGGTGTCCTTGGGCGGCAGCAGATAGGCCAGCACCTGCTCGGCGCCGAGCTGCATGCCGGCGGGGCGCATGCCCTGTGGCACCAGTCCGGGGATCTGCGGCATCGGCGGTGGCCCGAACGACTGCGCCGACTGGCCAAGCAGGCTACCTGGCGGCATTGGCGGCGGAGCACCGGGCGGTGGTGGCATCATGCCGCTCATCTTGGCAGCCATTGCTGGGTGGTCGTCAGCAGATCGCGGATGAGATCCGCTGGCGCTTGACTCTCGAATAGGTATTTACTGACATTCAACACAATATTTGCCACATCGCGCACAGCATCAGGGGCATTCACCGCAGCGACAATAAACGGAATCTGGAGCTGTCCGACCTCCCTTGCCAAGCGGTCTTGTTCTCGCTTCCAGGCTTTCAGTTCACGGCGACGCTTTCGCCGTTCAGCCGCCCACCGCGGGTCAGCACGCACTAGCTCGTCCAATATCTGCTTCGCCCTAAGTCGCATGGCAGCCTCGGCAAGCGGCGCCTCGTCGGGATCGAGCTGATAGATGATATCCTTGAGCTGCCGCCGAACATCGTAGCCACGCGGCAGATCATCTTCTGGTGGCATCATGCCGCTCATACGTAATCCCCTGCCGTGAGGTCCATGCGCATCGCGCGGTTGTCGTGCAGGCCCGAGGTCATGCCACTGGCAATCCCCAGGCCCTGCTCGCAGAACGTCAGCGCCAATGCATCGAGGTGATCGCACGACGGCAACCCACGACTGCGCATGGACTGCTTGCTCTCCACCTGCATCCGGCCGTCACTCAGGAACGCATAACGCGGCATCACGAGGTCATCCCGCAGTTGGTCGTGCCGAGGTAGCCTCACCGCCCGCGTCTCCAACCATTCCCGCACACGCACCAGAAGCTCATCGCGCAATCTGGCAAACCGCCCACTGACGGAGGATGTCTCACCAACGTTAATCCCAAGGATTGGCAGGTTCTGCTCGTGCAAGCGATCCACAACACCCGCGCCGACACCAATCACATCGATGCAGATAAGCCCTGGCTTGGAGCCGATTTGCGCGTCATACTCAGCCTTGATCGCCCCTGCCAAGCTCATCGTATCCACCTGGTGCCAAACACGCGGCATCTCTGGTACGACATTGCCCCTACGCTTAATCAGCACGCTGGCGTCATTCCCAAACCTAGCGATATCGACTCCCCAAATTTCTGTTGCGGTCATGTCCAACGCCACGTCACGCACCATGGCGGAATCAACCAAGCCAGCCGGGATCAGGGTGTTGTCGTCCTGAGCCGGAAATTCGCCAAGCACGCGCACCCTGTAGGCGTTGCTGTCCTGGCCGTACCGCTCGGCGATTTCCTCAGCAAACCCTTTTGCCACGCGCGGGCTGTCGATGCTGGACACCCTGATGCAATGCCAGCGGTCGCGTTCGAGGACATGCGTTCGCCAGAAGTAGCCAGAACTGCGAACGGGATTGCCGATCAGGAGCGTTGTGGCGCCTGGGGAGGACATAGAACCACCCGCCGCCTCGAATACCGCCTCGGGTATGCCTGACGCCTCATCGGCCACCAGCAGCACGTTGGTCGAGTGGATGCCCGCCATAGCCTCTGGCTGCTCAGGCCGCGATGTGCGGGCCGTGATGAACGACTCAGGGTCCGACTTTAAGGAAATATGGTCGTTGGTGATCGACCACAGACTGCGCCAACCTTCTGGCAGTATATTGAACCATTTCTGAGTTTCTGGCCAAAGAACGTCTGATAGTTGTGGTGCTGTCGGTGCAGTTACCGCGACCTTGAATGGAGCCCTGGTGTTTGCATACCAGCACATGACCCAGGCAGCGAGACAACTCTTGCCAACGCCATGCCCGCTGCGGATGGACACCCGTGTATGGCCTCGTGCGAAAGCCCGTAATGCCTGGATCTGCCACGGGTCCGGCTCCGCGCCCAGAACCTCCCGCACGAAGGCAATCGGTGCCCTACCATAGCGTGCCATGGCTACGGCAAAGGGATTTTGCGCGGCAGCTATCGCGTCGCCCCAGTTAGACGGCATGTGTTCGGCGTCGTTCATGTGCTATGTTTCAAGCGGAGAACGGGGCGTTTGCCGCGCCACCGCTCTCCTCACCAATGACCTGTTATGGAGGATCATGTGGCTCTCAGGAAACTGCCAGATCGCGCCCTCGTACGCGAGCTTCTGGATTACAACCCGCGAACTGGCACGCTTCGTTGGAAAAGCCGGGCGCGAACACACTTTGATACGATGAACCGGTGCATATGGTGGAACGGTAGATATGCCGGCAAGCTCGCTGGCTGCCTGGGTGGCGGCGGTTACCTCGTGGTCAGGATCAGACCGGGGAACTATCTGGCTCATCGTCTCGTGTGGTTGCTGGTGCACGGTGAACCTGTGCCCGATATTATCGACCATATCGATTACAATAAGACCAATAATGCGGCCAGGAATCTTCGAGCGGCTTCCCATGGACAGAATCTGGCCAACGGCCCGCGCCGACGCAACAATACTTCGGGCGTCAAGGGTGTGCGTATTCAAGATGGTGGTTTCGTGGTTAGCATCACTCATAACGGGAAGCGATATCACATCGGTAAATTCGCCACGCTAGCAGAGGCAGCAGCAGCCCGGTGGGCAGTAGCGAAACTGCTGCAAGGTGAGTTCGCCCATAGGTAAGCCAGTCTGGCGACAGGGTTTCAGCGTGGCTCACGACAGCCGCGCATTCCGCTGTCTGACGAACTCGGCGATGGCTGGCCTGACGAGAGCGCGGCGCTCGCCGTCGCACGCCTTGTGGCGATAACCATGCTGATTCGGCTCTGCATAGAGGCTGGGGCCATACTTGCTGATGAACCCGCCGATCTGCGTGCAGACGGCCCACGCGGACTTGTAACCGAATGCCGCGCCTATCTCGCGCTGCTTGATGCCACTGGCCCACTGCGCGGCGGCGAAGCACGCGTCCTCGTCCGTCCATCTGTGCATGGCCACCCCTTCAAACGGTCGTTTGCGGATACATCACGACATTGCACGATGTTAGTGCCTGAAAATAACTGCATCGCAACGCCATTTCGTCGTTGACATTGCCGGTCTCCAACGCTATTTTGTCGTTATCGAAACCGGAGACAGACAGATGACCTACAGCCTCACGATCACAGACCTTCTCGGCACCAGGATTGAGACTTACCCGACACTGGAAATGGCCGAACGAGCCTACCGAGTTCTGACCGACTATTCCGAAACCAATGTAACCAAAAACTGGGAAGCGTGAGCTTCCCAGGCTGCATCAGGAGATTTGAGCCATGAAAGCCTTCCGCATCTTCCGCAACCACTACCTCTGCGACGCCTGCCCGAACGAATGGAGCGACGAGGCGATGGTTGTAGCGCCGGCATATTGCCCGTGCTGCGATGCCAAGACCGAGCCCTACGACAGCACCGCGCTGCTCGAGGATGTCACCGTGACAGAGGAGATTGAGTGATGAGCATCGTAGTCCACGAGGACAACACCGGCTTTGCGCCAAAGGATTGCCGGTTTACCGCTATCGAGGATGATACATATGAGGGCAGCACATCGATCGGCTACGGATCAACAGAGAGCGAAGCGATCCTTGACCTGATCGAGATCATGTTTGACGAGTGCGAGATCACTGAGGACGAGGCACAAGAGTTGATGCGTATCCACGGCGTGCGTCGCGGCATGTGGCACTGGGCGAAACGCGCATGACCCCTACTGAGTTCACTGCTGCGCTCGATGTGCTGGGTTGGTCAAAGCGAGAGCTGGTCCGGCACATCAAATGCGACACCAACCTGCCACTCGCATGGGAACGCGGTGAGGTTGAGATCCCGCCACGCGTTGAAGCGTGGCTTATGAAGCTGGTGCAATTTCATCTGAAACATCCGGCACCGAAGAACTGGCGCGTGCGGTAGCTATTCCGTTGGTATCGGCGCATCGAGCAGATTGGTTTCCTGCTGCGGCGCAGGCTCAACCTGTCCATCGATGAGTTGCGCTGACATAGCACGAGCTGCAGCGAGATGCAGGAGAACAACCGACGTAGCTTCGTCGGCCTCGATGCGCTGCGCAGGCTTGCCATAACCGCGATCGAGCAGCGCATTGGCAGCACCGAGACGCACGCGCGGATCTTCGTCCTTGAGCATTTCGACGACGACTTCGATGCAGCGCGGACCATGCACGCGAGCGAGCGCGGAAATATCGATATTTACTGGCGGTCTGCCGCGCGGATTGCCAGATTGTCCTGGCTTCCAGGCTGCGACAGGCATCTTTTTTGTGCTAGCACTCACTGTATGAGATCGCGTCGTTCCAGACTAGCAATTGGTATGGTGATTTCCCGCAACTGGCCGAAGAACATACAGCCAATCCGTGCTAGATCGCCGTGGATGCTGATGACGGCCCCGACCATGCCATTGGCAGCCCCTTTGCTGACCACCACAGCCTCGCCAGAGACGATGAGCGAATGCCCGGCTAGGGGTGTAGCGCGAACCGCTTCGCCGGCCTGTAGCGCCTCGACAAGGCCGCTAGCGAGCATGTGCGGTTTCAGCCCTGCCATGAGCAGCCGTGAGACGCCGGCTGTGGAGCGGATTGGCGCCCAGAGCGAGCCTGGCACCACGAACAGGTAGCCGGGCCACAATGGCACCAGCACCCGATGGCGGAGCGTCGGCGTTGCGCGGTCGCGGCGCCATGCTGCGGTGAGTGGCAGATACGCGGCATAGCCCTGGCGCTGGAGGTTTGCGAGTGCCCATCGTTCGGCCTGGGGATGTGTTTGGCAGACGGCCCAACGGCTACCGCACGCGGCGATGTCGTCGCGGTTGTGGGCATCTAGCGACACTGCAACCGTTGCGTCAAGCATCAGTGCAGCAGCGGGCCGGCGCGACCGAACAGCTCGGCGGCGATCCAGAACGCGATGGCGGCCCAGCCGAGGTGTGGGCGAGAGAGCGCTACGGGCCATGCCGACGCGGCTAGGACAGCGCAGACGAACGCGAACACGAGCAGGATGAGCGAGATCACCACGCACCTCCGCGGAACACGAGGAAGACCAGGATCACGATCAGCACGAGGCCGAGGCCGCCGCCGTAGCCCCAGCCGGGACCGTATGCGCCGTGGAGGTAGTAGCCGCCGCCACCGCCGAACAGCAGGAGCAGCACGACCAGCAGCACGATCAGGCCCATGGGTCAGCCTCCCATCACGGCCAACTGCCGGACCATCGACGCGGCGTGGATCTGCTCGCGGGTCAAGTAAGCCGCCTTGGGACGTGGCCGGTCATCGCACAGCGCGATCTGCTCATGCCGCGACAGCACGGCGGCTCTGGGCGGGTAGGCTTTCATCCGCAGGGCGTGGCGCATCTCGGCGAACGCCGCGCGCACCGTCTCCGGGTCAACTGGCGCATCGAGCGGGTCTGCCTCGGCCTTGGGGGGAGTGTAGCTCTGGCCACCACCGGGAGTTGCAACCCCGATGACCGGCGCCTTGGGTGGCTCTGACACCTGAGCGGCGGGCTTGCTTGCCTCTTCTCCTGAATCTTCAACCTTCGCTTGCTTGCCTTCGCGCGCGCCTACGCGCGTCTTAAGGGTCTCTTCTTGGGTACTAAAAGGGTCGGGGGGACAATTTGCCGGGGTTAGGGCCACCATTTGCCGGGGTTCGGAGCATGATTTGCCGGGGTGGGTAGGGATAATTTGCCGGGGTAGGGGGAGACTATTTGCCGGGGTACCCTGATACGAATTGCCGGGGTGATTTGCCGGGGTGTCGGTGCGCAGGACGTGGTACCGGGTGACAAATCCATCCCTGGTTTCCGCACGTATGAGTTGTAATCCATGCAGCCGCTGGAGCGACACCCGCACCGTCCTCAGTGCCAGCCCGGTGAACTCCACGATCTTTTCCTGCCCCGGCCAGCACACCTTTTCACCGTTCGCCATGTCCGCCAGGTAGAGCAGCACCAGCCGGTCGGCAGGCTTGAGCTTCAGCGTCGCGCCCCGCTCCATCGCCCACGCAAATGCCGGTGCGCTCATGCCGCAATCCTCCGACCAGAATGATCCTCACGCAGCCGGGCCAGCAGCCCGGTCGCCGCGTCGGCAAACTCCCCACCACCCGCAATCAGGCCGTCAGCCCGCCGGATGGCGTTCAGGACCGTCTTGTGATCCCGGTCGCCGAACTGGCGGCCGATCTCGGACAGCGTGTGCAGGGTGGCGTGGCGGCACAGCCACATGGCCGCCTGGCGTGGCCTCGCGCACGCCACACCGCGGCGGGCGGACAGCAGATCTAGGACCGTGACGCGGAAGCGCGCGGCCACCGCCGCCTGGATGGCGGCGATCGTGGGACATTTGGGAGACATAGGCACAGCTCTCCTTGACCTGGGCCAAGGGGTCTGCAAAATAGGCGCTGCACAGTGCCCATTCAGCCTGGCCTTGGCCAGTTGATACAGTTCCAGCGCCGTTCCGGTTCCAGCCGGGACGGCGCAACTGTTTACGGCTGATTCTACCGTAATGTCCACAATCGAGCGGGTCATTGTAGGCTGAGTTCCATCTGGTCCACCGCCTCGCGCGGCAACCTGTCGCGGCCAAACAGCACCACGCGATAGTCATGGAACACCTGAAAGTGCTGGCGACGGCTGATTTTGAACAAGGGGTCGTTCTTCATCTTCTGATTGCAGCCGCAACAGACACCCCAGCCGTTGGCCACCCTATTAAGCTCACGACCCTCGAAGTGATCGTCGTTCCAAACGCCATCGATAGAACTACCAGCATCATCCACGATTGTGATCTTGCGGCAACTTGGGCATTCCCCGTTATAATACTTAAGTATTACGGTTTTCCATTGACGTGTGCATGCCACAGAGAATGCTCGATTTGGCACAATGTCATCGACGCGATTGTTGAGGAACACCACATTCGCATCAATCCTGGCAACCTTGGTGTCCAGTTGCTGGATATCGTGCCTCACCGGGATCAGCTTCATCTCGAAGATGGAGCCGATAGTCTCGGCTGTGATCGGCACGCTGGTGCTAGGCAGCAGCCGGCCATCCAGCCACGCCGCAAACACCGCGATGATTTCAACCCGGACTTCCGCCGCGCGCGGCGCGTCCGACTTCATGCAGATACAGATGGCTTGGTTTCTGTTCAGCCAATACTCAGCCGACGGACGGCCTCCAGTGGACTTTGCTCCATGGTGGAGCAAAGTCCCATGCCGTTCTAACTCCTCAGTGTTTCGTTCAATCAGCTTACGGATATTCCGTGGCCGATCGAAGTCCAACGCCTCGGCAACCCGCAGATCTAGAATCCGCGGCTCGTCGTCCAGCAGCGTCAGATCATGTGCTTGCAGCATCACAGCCCCCACGCGTTCTTTCTTCGAGCCACCGCCCGCATGCGCTCCTAAAGTCCAACCCTTCGTCCATGAACTTGCCGAGAGCCTTCAGCGCTACGATCCATTCCTCATTGCGAGCATCCTCTAGTTCGGTCTCAACAGACGCTTGGTAGCCTCTGGGTTCCCAGCACTGGCCAACCTCGCCGCACCGGTCCTTGACCAATGACTGGCGGACTTCCGTGCAGGACGCAGACTCTGCCGGCCTGACAGCCCCGGTTATCAGATTCGTCCGGGCCGGCCTGATCGATGTCGGATGCCGACACATCGCATTGCCAGGGATGTCTTTGCCCAGCGTGGGCAGATACCAATCGACCCAGCGGCAGTCCTTGCACAGCTTGAGGCTCATACCGCTTCCCCGTCCGCCGGGTGGTATATAACGCTCGCCAGCACTTCGTCCGGGTCACGGGGTGTCTCCCCGTCGATCGCCGGCTGACGGTAGGCCGCGGGCATACCAGGCGCCCGGCCGACCTCCTCGAACACCGTGACCTCGACGCCATCAGGATGCCGGCGGACCTCGACGCCGTAGCGGTAGGCCCACCACGCGAGATCGCCGAGGTATCCGCCATCGGGACCAGGCCGCAGCACGTTGTGCGCGATCACACGCCGCCCGGGCGGCGCAGGGGGCTTGCGCGCGGTCATGACAGTCGCGCCCGCAGCGGGATGCCGATCTCCAGCAGCGCCGCCTGCACGTCCTCGGGCGAACGGCAGACGCACACGTCAAACCCGCAATAGATCAGCTTCCGCTGCGTTTCCCTCTGTGCCGGTGATAACCGCCCGGCCGCCGACTTCAATTCGATGAACAGCGTCTTGCCGCGCCACAGGATCTCAATGTCGGGCCAGCCAGCCTGATAGCCTGACCGCCGCAGCGCGACCTGTGCCGCCTTGCTGCGCTTGCCCTCACCCGGTGAGTGGTTCGCAATGGCGTTGTCCGGCAGCGCGCGGGCCAGGAACTGCATCACGGTGTGCTGGGTGTCGGCCTCCTCGTGCCGCCGCCTAACCCCACGCTCCGGCAGCAGCGAGGCCGTGACCACGCCGCCGCTCATGCCGCCATCTCCCGCATTGCCGGCCAGCAGGCCAGGCACCATTGACGCCGCGGCGTGCCACGGCTCAGGCGGAAGAGATCGCAGACCTCCGGTGCATCGCCCGGCGCGATAGAGATCGCCGGCTCGGCGCACAGGTCGCACACGAACACAGGCGCTGGATCGTCGGTCACGGCCACAGCCCACTAGGCCAGGACCGCAGCAGCGGCGCCGTGGCACGCTCGGCGCGGGCAACAGCCAACTCCCAAGCCAGTGCCTCGCGGGCCTGCTGCGCCGCGTGCGGCATCGGCACCGGACCTGGCTTCGGGCGAGCACCGCCGCGCTCCTTGAACAGCTTCGCCCGCACCGCCCGCTCCGTGCGGCCCAGGCCCAGCGCGATGTCCGCGTGCGACATGCCGGCGGCCTCGCGCTTGCGTGCGCGGATCACCTCGCCGCAGGTCCACGGGCGGGCGGTCATGGCACGCGGCACTCCGCGCACGGGCTGAAGATCGTGCATCTGTCCGCAGCCCATGAGATCAGGCGCGACGGCTTCGGCTTCGGATAGCTGGGCGCCCATGAAACCAGCGCCGGCAGCGGTTTCGGCGGGGGCGGCTCCTTCGGTGGCTTCAACCCATTGAACTCCGGCGGTTCAATGGTCAGCATCTCAGCGTCGAACCGGAACCATTCGCCCGTCAGCCTTAGCGCCGCAAAGTGCCGATGCAACCACCTTTCTCGCTGCCGGCTGCCCTCGATGACGCGGAGTAGATGAAGCGGCTCAACGTGGTTGCCCTGGAGGTTCTTGCGCCTGACTTCGACGTTGCCCGTCCAGCCGATCTTGACCGGACCTGTATCGCTGACACGTATGAAATAGACCGGCATCACCGCCGCCGAGGCTTGTAAAGGTCGGGCCGCAGCCGCTCACGGGGGATGCCGGTGCATTTCTCGACCGCCAACACACGTTCCGCCGGTACGTGGCGCCATTTCGCTACCGCGCCACGGGTTACCCCCAGGCTACGCGCCACCAGTGATAGCAATCCCCGTTCCATGCGAAGGAGTTCCACCCCGGATGACATTCTCATGGCAGGTTACGCCCCGTGATCCCAAGTAAGCAAGCGGGGCGGTTGCCTGGCGGCGGCCACAATGCGAGACTTGTTGACCTTACCTCACCAAGTAGGGCTTAGAATGTACTGGATGAGCGTCGCCGACCGAATCAGAGAAGCCAGGACAGAAGCCGACCTGACCCAGCGCGATCTGGCCAAGGCCCTCGGCGTTACCCATGGCGCCATCGCGCTATGGGAGACCGGCCAGCGCGATCCATCAGTCACCACCGTCTGCAAGATCGCCGAGCTGACTTTCAAAGAGCCGGCGTGGCTGCTGTTCGACGAAATCCACGGGAAATACCAACCCCATCAGGTACTTCCCGAGGAAACGGAACTCCTTGACACCTACCGCCGCATGTCAAAGCGGCAGCGCGAGAACCTGCTCAAACTCATGCGCATAAGCTTCGGGGTTCGCGTCGAGATAGAGGGCAACCGCCAGGGCGTGCATTCGTAAATCCGCCTGCGGCTGCCTGTCCCACCCGCTACCCGCGTCATCGACTTCACTCAGCCACAAAGATTTTTGCCCACACAACGGACATTTAATCTTGCGTCTCATGCTTACAGATTGTAAGCACTCCGCAGATAGACCTATCTCGGAGTCCGGCACGTGGAGCATTGTTCAACACCCCCTGACCTAATTGCCTTGCCCACTGACGGCGGCATCCCACCACGCCCGGAGATCCGCGCCTGCGACGCTGGGGGTCACAAGCCTGTAACGCAAAACTACCTGCGTGCAAGCGAAGAATTGTTGCGCGCACACATACAATCCCAGTCGCACCGTGAATGCAGCGTGAATGCATCTGCGGAACATTCTGCCGAGCGGGTGCGTTACTATCTCAGCATTGCCGGGCAACCCAATACCGTTGCTACGGATTGCCACCCCATCCCCAGGCCGCGCTTCCCGGTGCCGCTGCCGCCCGGATATCTGCCGGGAGTGGTCTAGTGGCGCATCTTTGCCAAATGTCAAAAAACATGCGTGACGCACGCATACGAGACATGCTCGCTGCCATAGCGGAATGGTCCCACGCCACCGGCGCTGACCGCGACTACTGGCGCGGCATCGCGCTCGGCCAGATCCGCGAGTTCCGCCGCCGCTACCTCCGGCCGGAAAGGCTGGCATTCGAGGCGGCGATCGCACGCAACCAAGTCAGGAGGGCCGCATGATCGATGCCGCGAGGATCGTAGCCGAGCTACGCGCGCAGGAGTTGGTGACAGCGCTCCAGGCCGCCGTGAACGGCGACAGCCACTGGCGCCACCGTGCGAGCGCGCTGCTGCGCTCGATCGCCGACCTCGAACTTCCTGAGCAGGTAACCGACGCCATGCGCGCGATCGACGCTCGCCAGCGCGCCGCCGAGGTGATGCAAGATCTCATGTGGAGCGACTGCAGTGGCTGACCGTGTTCAACAGGTAGTAGCGACCATCCGCGTTGCGCTGCCCCTAGATCCCGTCGAGATGGCCGCAACGCTCGCCAAGGTAGCCGCTGCCTGGCAGCAGTTCACCGTCGCCATGAAGGACTCCGGCGTCAAGATCCACGAGCAGGAGTTCTCGATGATGAAGCGCGCCAGCGCGCGACCCTATCGCCGCAAGGCGCCACTGGAGGTCGTCAATGGCTAATATCAGCCCCTACCGCATCGAGAGCGTGATGTCCGAGGTGTCGCAGATCCTCGCGGACATGCCGGACGACGATATGAAGCTGCGCTACGACACGCTGGAAGGCGAAACGCGCTTCTTCGCCCTGCTCGATGATGTGGCCGAACTAGCGATTGCCGACGCCAAGCTTGTCGAGCTTGCCCGCGAACGCATCAAGCGTATCGAGGCCCGCATTGAGGTGAACCGCGACAAGGTGCAGCGCCTACTGCAAGCCGCCGGCATCGAAGGCGCAGAGCGCCCGCTCTACACGGCATCAGTTGCTTACCGCAGCAAGGCGATCGTCACCGACGCCGGCAGGCTCCCGCCCGAGTTGCTGCGCACATCGCCCGACATGCTGGCCATAGCCAAAGCGCTACGCTCCGGCCCGGTCGAGGGCGCCGAACAATCGAACCTGACGCCAGTTTTGACCCTGCGGAGTGCCTGACATGAACGAGATCATTCCAGCCAACGGCGCCCTGATGTCGTTCATAGAGCGTGCCGCCAAAGACGAAACTTTCGACGTGGCGAAGTTCGAGACGCTGCTGCGCGTGCGCCGTGATGAGGCCCACGACCAGTCGCGCCGGGCGTTCAACGCCGCGATGGCATCATGCCAGAGCGAGATGGAGCCGGTGCTGCGCGATTCCACCAATCCCGGTGTGCGCAGTAAATACGCGAAGCTCGAAGCGATCGACCAGCAGATGCGGCCGATCTACACACGTCACGGCTTCTCTGTGCGGTTCGGTTCAGCTCCACCGCCACAACCCGGCTGGATGCGGATAACCTGCACCGTGGCGCATGACGCGGGATATTTCGAGGAAAACTACCTCGACAGCCCCGTGACCACACAAGGCTCGCAGGGCGGTCGCATCGCCATGACGCCGGTGCAGGCTGTGGGCAGCGTCGTCACGTATCTGCGCCGGTATCTGCTCGGCATGGTGTTCAATATCGTGCTGGCGGATATGGCCGGCGAGGATGACGACGGCGAAGGCTCGCGCCGCGCCGTTGCTACAACCACGTCCCGTGCCCCCGTCAAGCGTGCTCCGGTGGACGCCAACGATGCCTACCAGGCGCCGCCACCGCCCACGGTCAGCATTGACCTATCGCCGCTGCTTGAGGATCACGGCCCAACGTGGCTGAAGAACCTGGAAACCCTGCTGATGGTGACCGCCACCGATCAGGAGGAAATCCTGGCGATCGGCGGCCATTTCAGGGTCAGCAACACACTGGCTGATAAGCGTGCTCCGGTGGATGTTAAGCGCCGTGTCACAGAACTGCTGGCCAACGGCTACAAGCGATTTGCCGAGCCGGCCGACGACGGCACCGAGGCGCACGAGCCGGAGACGGAGGGTGTGGCGTGAAAGCATCAATCATTGTCGCCAGCACCTTAACCGCCATTCTGGTGCTACCTCAGTTGGTGTTCGGCACACTCACAGGGGCGGAGGCTATCGTCGCGTCGATTCACTCGTTCTGTGCCGCCTTTCTGGTGATGATCTTTGCACCACAACTTGCGCAATTCGTACCTCACGATGGCCGATGATATGCAATGGGCGAATGTCATCCGGGCAGAGGCCCACGATGCCGTCAGGCGGCGGGAATGATCCTTTGGACAGGCTGATGCGATGAACTGGAACATGGCCGTTGGGCTATCGTGTGGCGGCCTGATGCTCGCAGTTGTCGCCGGCATGTCAGCGCTGATTGCGTGGGTCATCCGGGGCGGCAATGTCTATACGATCCGTCCGAGATTTGGATCCATGAGCCTGTGGTGGTGTGACGACTGCAAGATCGCCTATGCCCCAGGCCCGTCCTGCCCACGCTGCGGCAAGGGTGGTATCCGGCAAGAGGAGGCCCTGAAAATAGATGCAGATTTACATTGATCGGATAGGGCGTCATGCCCTATGTTGCCCTTGTCAGGGCGATGGTGCCCACCGAAAGGGAAATGACGATGACCAAGATCCGGCGTCCGGCATTCACGCACTGTATCCAACATAAGTCTGAGACAGACATCCGCGTGCTATACGGCAATAGGATCATCAGCCGGCACTCGACAGTCGAAGCCGCACGGCTTGCCCTGGATGCCATCTTCGCAAGTCGAGCGCTCCCAGCAAAGTCCGACGACGAAATCAGCGAAGCTTGGCGCAACCGTGGCTGGCAGGGTCTATGACCGCCGCCGAACTCCGAGCCGCCCTTGCCCGCGTTGGTCACAGCCAGCGCGGATTCGCGGCCTATACCGGCGTCAACGAGCGCACCGTGCGCCGCTGGATCGACGGAGAGCAGGATGTGCCGAAATGGGTCGGCGTGATGCTGACGCTGCTAGAGCGGTTGCAGGTTCCGGCCCGGAATTACAAATCGACAAAGCGCCCGTAAACGCTCGTTTGTAGGAGTGGCCATGATCCCATTGATTTGCCCGGCGATGGCGGCGGCGATGCCGAAGCCGGCTTGGAAGGTCTGCCAGAACTGCGACGGCACCGGTCTCGGGCAGTTGTTCAGCGCCGACCTGACGGAGCGGGCCAGGATGTTCCTGCCCGGCTCCTGCCCGGTATGCGGCGGCTGCGGCAAAGTGCCTGAACTTCCAGGCAAGTGAACCCCTCGATTGCAGGAGTGGCCGATGCTTCGGTTTTATGACCGCATCATCTTCGACTTCATTTTCGACTGCCGCACGCGCGTTGCTGGCCGCCTAGTGGCCAGGAGGCTGAAACACCAGAGGCGGTTTCTGCCGCGAAACACCTACCTCCGCTAATCGCGTTTGATGGAGTGGCCGATGCGCGTGATTGTCTGTGGTGGCAGAGATTACGCAGACGTGGAGACGCTGGGGCGGCGCCTTGGCGCCTTCCACGCTCGCCACGGCATAACCACCATCCTGCACGGCGACGCTCGCGGAGCAGACCGACTGGCGGCGCGCTGGGCCACCGAGCACGGCGTCGAGGCGCTGGCGTTTCCGGCAGACTGGCGCCGAGGCCGATCGGCCGGACCGCTCCGTAACACCGCCATGCTGATGCAACGGCCCGATGCTGTTATCGCGTTTCCAGGTGGCGCCGGCACCGCCGATATGATCCGCAAGGCGCGGGTCGCTGGCGTGCCGATCTGGATCGTTGGTCGCTCGCTTACCTCCGCTAATCGACGTTGTGAAAGGTAGCCTGATGATCGCCTTTCGCCGCCGCACTGTCTGGCAGCGTGTCCTGCGCCTGATACCGGCGCAGCGCCGGCAACAGGACGCCGAGGTGGAGGATGCCATCCGACGCCTCATGGCCGATCCGTCGCTGCCCTGCGAGATCGAGGGGCGCGTGATCCCCGACGGGTATGGCGCCCCTACCCGCGACAAGACCAGTTAGCGGAGGTAGCCCGATGGACGATACGATCGAGAGCCTGCGCCACCAGCGCAACCTGCTGGCCGAAGCCTTGGGCAACGTGCTGGTGCATTACAGGGTGATCCGGCCGAACGCCGAGTTGACGGGGCCGATGCTGCTGCTGGCGGCCGAGGCGGCGTGTGAAAGCGACGGCGTTACGTCCGAAAACACACCTTAGCGGACGGAACTCTCGCTTATACGCCCCGCATCGTAACCTCGCTCAATCTGCTTACCACGCCATATGCAGGAGTGCCTTATTTGCCCCGAGGCCAAAGAAAAGGCCCCGGCTTTGGGGGCGCCGAGGCCGAGGATGGTTCGGTAAGGCGCCATCCTAGCACGTCACTGCTGGCGCGTCAGGCACGACTCCACGATCCTGGTGAGCAGTTGGTTGCGGTAATCCGCGTTGTGCTGCACCAACCACATGGTGGTGCCAAGGAATGCGATATTGATGAGACACAGCATCACCATCGCCGGTGGCAGCACACGCATCAGCTTGTCTGGCAGCGACGCCAGCACGCCGTTCACGTGCGGTTCCTCAGCCACGTCAGTAACCCGCCGGCGAAGCCATCGCCCATTTGCGCCGACAGTAGCTGTTGCCGTCGGTGTTGGCTTGCATCTGCTCCAGCAGCCAGTCGTAACACGCCTGTGCCTGCGGCACGCCGGCCCGTGCGGCCAGCGCCAGGGCGCCGAGAGCGTAGCTAGGATACGTCAGGTCCACCTGCTCCGGCATCACGTCCGGATCGTTG